TAATTCCACAACTGCCATGCTTTTTCTTTTGGTGTCATTGTTTTCATGGGTTTAGGGTTTAGTTCGGTAAAGATATACACAAATTAGGAACATTCAGCCAGCATCTTCTGGAAATCCTCAAGGCTTCGGATGACTACATATTTGTAGCCAACTGCCTCCACGACTCCCTGCCACCACTTCTGCGACAGGGATTGCTTACCCTTGGGAGTTTTGAACTCAAGGAACACCGCTCCCTTGGGGGATAGGTAGGTCATGTCAGCCACGCCAGCGGTCAGGCCGATGCCTTTGAGGAAGTAACCGTTGGAGCGGGAGCGAGGGTTGTTGAGGTTCAGGAATAGCAGACCCTGCTCGTTGGGTCGGAGCATTGCGAACAACTTGACGCAAGCGGCTTGCAAGTTATATTCTTCCATCATAAATCAATTCTATTTGGTGGGAACTCGTTGGCTTTGGTGAACGGAAGGTGGCATTGAATGCCTGCGATGCCAAGCATACCGTTTCGGTTCTTGCGTACGATGACCTCCATCAAATCTTCGGGTTTTGCATCGTCGTGTTGGTGAGGTCGGAAAACAAACGCAATTTTATCCGCATCGAATTCAAGTTGCCCGGTTTCTCGAAGGTCGGACATAATTGGCCGATGGTCTGCCCTACCCTCGGTTGCACGGGATAGGGATGACACCACGACCCCGAACACCTTCTGCCGTTTGCAGATAGATTTAAGGGTCTTGCTGATGTTGGTCATCTGCTCAATTTTAGGCTTGGGCTTGTCCATCTTCGTTGGCTCTACCAGTTGCAGGTAGTCAAGGTAGAATCCGCAAACGCCGTACTTGGTTTTCAGTTTTGCGATTTCACCTTCGATGCGGTCAAGGTTGGCTTGGTGCAGGTCCACGATGTACAGGGGCTTTGACTTTAGAAGGTCCGCTTTTTGGGCAAGCGTCAGGAACTCTTTATCACCTATCCTTTCACTTGGGTTTAGGAACGACGCTCCATCCATCTCGGCCAAGTTAGAAAGCATCCGTTGGGTCAGTTGGTCTGCGCTCATTTCAAGAGTAAAGAATACCACAGGAATACCAGCCATGGCTTGGTTCATGGCGATTTGCAAGGCAAGGAGGGTCTTGCCCATTGCAGGACGACCGCCCAAGAGAATAAACTCGGTGGGCTTAAACCCCGTCAGCATCCTGTCAAGCGGGTTGATGTAGGTCGGGTAGATGGAATCTTTGCGCCTGCCTTCTCGGACTTCGTTCATGTTCAGGAGGTACTCCTTGGCAAGTTCGTGAGCAGAGGATTCCGAGGCATTGGTTTCCACCGCTTGCATGGCTTGGTAGCGTGCAAAGGCTCTTGGAATATCGCGGTCAACGGCAAGGTCTGCCATAATAGCTTGCTCTTCCCTTACCTTCCACGCTTGGTTCAAGTCTGCGGCGTAGGTTTTCCAATCGGAGGTGATGGTGATGCCATCGGCTACGTTTGCGAGTTCAAGCACCACAAACGCCTGACCTTGGCTGACAAGTTGTTGATGAACGGTTACCAAGTCCACGGGCCTCTCTGCCCGGTGCAGGGCTTCGATGGCTCGATAGATAAACACGTTATTCCCTGTGAACAATCGTTCGGGAATCTGCATCAGCAGGGATGCTCGGTCAATGAAGGAATCCATCAGGCAGGACAGTAGCCTGCGTTCAGCGGAAATAAGGTAGGTCTGCGTCATCGGTTTGGTTTAGTGGTTTTGCAAAAGTATTGCCACGGATAATGGTTTGGTCCTCCCATCGGGCTTGGTTCAGGTAGGTTGCGGCATGGGGAATAAACTCAACGGGTGTATCGGAGTAGAGGCGTGCAACGTTGTTGATAGCCTTCTGCTGGTCTTCATCCTTCAACTTGGCGAAGGCTTTGGATGCGGACTGCTTGGAGGTCTTCCTTGGGTACAAGGCCCAAAATTGGTCAAAAAGCACACAATCTTTCTTCTCCCTCTTATCTTCTCTTCTCTTCTCTTCTCTATTGAACGTAGGTTTAACATAGGTTGAAGGTAGGTTCAACATAGGTTCAACCTTAGTTGGATTTTCTTCAACCTTAGTTGACCTTCTTTCGGCACTTCTTTTCCCTGCTTCGGACATCTTGGTACGGTGCAGGTTTGCGTCTTCCCATTGAATGTCAAGGAATTTGATAAACACGGACGGACCATTGGTTTCTACCAAACGGGTTTGCAGTAGCCTTTGCAGATGCCCATCGGCTTCCAGTTCGGCGTGCTCGGTTGACATCTCGCATTCAGCGTTCCAATAGACGCAACAAAGTCGGATGAAGGCCACCTGCACCTCGGCGGGTTGCCGTGAGATTCGTCCCATCATCCAATCGGCTGGGCAGAACTTAAACCATGATATTTGTTTCATGAGTAAAAAAAAAGCCCCAACTGGTAGAGGCAGCCGGGGCAGGGTTAAGATGTACCCTTTTTTCTAAACGACTTGCTGACCTCTACTTCAGCAAACCGCCTTTATTGGTAAATGTGAATTTCGTGCAAAGTTACACTAAAATGGTACACTAAAATGGCAAGTCATCCCCATCTTTTTGTGCAGATGGTGCAGAATCTTGACGGTCCTGCATCGGCTCGACTTTGCCGCTTAGGAACTTCTTGCCGCCTTGGGATTCACGCACCCATGCGGACAAGCGCATCTTAGTGCCATCGGGCAGGATGATGTCGCCCTTGTAGTCAGGACGCTTCGGGTTGTCGCCTTTATCGTTAGCGAACAGGGAGAAGGTGTTGGGTTGTGGGGTGTAGTTGCTCATGGGTTTTTGGGTTTTGGTTAGGTAATTAAAAAAATCTTTTATTGGTATTAAATATCCTTTTGAAGTTAGGTCATCACCACCCTTTATTATTGGGTAAGATTCCATAAACGTAAAAAGCCAAGACGTTGGGACAACAATTAAAATGGGGTCAATCTTAAAAATATACCAATTTGCTTTAGTTGTAAAAATACCACTTGGCTTACCTCTGCTCTCAAATTCTAAATATATGTTTCCAGTTTCGCACGTTTTATAATCATGTTTTATTTCAACTGAATTAATATCCCCAGTTAAACTTGCCCCAAGGTCATTAAAAAATTGACCTACTGCTTGTTCATGTGGTATCTCCTTGTTTAGAGAAATATCAAAACGATTGTCTTTACCAAAAATCATTATTAAAGATAAGGGTCTTTGACTGGGATTAGATGTTGGAGGTCGTTGTTCTTCTTTGGGTCGAACCAGTAATAGCAACGGTGTGAGTAGAGGTGTCCTGTGGCCCGTAGGTCATCAAGAATGCGATAGGTGATGCGCATATGCATCCCAAGGACTTTGGCTAACTCCTTTGCCTTGTATGGCTTTTCAAGGAGCAGGATGGCGGCTTGTAATCCCGCCACCCTGCCAATCTTTTGCACGCCTTTCTTCTTTTTGGGTGGTGCTGGTCTTATCATCCCTTAAAAGTCACAGAAATGGATGGTTTTGTGCCTTTGGCAGGACATACAGGCACGACCTCGCCAGTTGCCTCATCGATGACCGTCATCTTCCCAGCGTTGCGGAAGGCCATCTTGAGGAGTTCTTCCCTCGCTTTCATGGAGACTTGCAGGTCGCTCCAAACTTGGTCGTGCGTGTAGTCGGGGGTCAGCGCCCCCTCTTTGAGTTGGATGTCAGCACCGAATGCGGAGAAGGTCTTGCCGTTCTTTTCGGCTTCATCCCACACCGTTTGCTCGGTAGCCTTGAGGACTTGCTCAAGGGCTTTGACAACGGCCTTGAGGCGCACATGGGCGGCGATGGGATTGACCTCTCCTTCCTCTATTCGGAGGATGAGGTTGGCGGCAATGTCGGCGATGTCAGCCTTGCTGATGTCCGACTTGGGGATGGTAACGAGTTCTTGGTTCATGGCATTGTGGTTGTGGGTTGAGATTCAAACAGGAGGTAGAAGGTGTGGATTTTCATATTCCAAATTTCGTAGGGCAGGTTTGCCGCAAACCAAAGAATTTCTTGGCCATCCAACTGCCACCAGTATTCGTGCTTTTGCAAAAGTGCGAGAAGGTTTTCACCGATAGCGGGGGCGTTTTGTTTGATGTCAAGGATGGCCTTGAACACATCGGCGTTGCATTTGGTCAGTAAGTTGCTCATGACTTCTTGTATTTTGCAATTTGGTCTTGTAGGAACTTGATGCCTTTCTCGTAGCGGGCAGGGGTCATGCCCTTGTGGTCGGAATACTTGAACCGCTGGTCTTCGGGCAATTGCTCAACGAGAGCCATGAAATCGGCCTTCAGGGTAGCAACGTCGAGGTCATCGTAGGTAGCAACCAAGCCAAGGCGGTCGCTCAAGTCGTCAAGATTCGCTTGCTGGGCGATGGCCATCTGCACCTCGTTGGCTGATGCGATGCTTGTTTCGATGCCGATTCCGAGAGCGGCAAGGCAGCGACCGAAGGCAGAGGTTTCGCAGTTCTCGACGTAGGAGGTCTTGTTAATCATTGAACTGGTGCGGTCCTCATGGGCGTGGCCCGTTGCACGGATGCGGCCTTCTGCATCCTTGATGACGGCACGAATGCAGCAACGGTCGGGTTGCAGGTCAACGAGTTCCGATTCGATAGACCAGCCTGTGTATGCTTTGTCGTTGCGGAAGTAGAGGAGGCGTTGGTTGACTTCAACGTAGTCCTTGCCTTTGATGTTGGTGGTTTTGAATTTGTGCATGGTTTTGGGTTTAGAGGGTGACAAAATAATAAGATTCAACAGGCTTGCCATGTTCATCCACCTCGGTGACTTCCGAGTATTCTTCCCAGCATTGCGCATCTGCGCCATGTGGCGTTTGGTGCTTACAATAACCTATTGCGCTGTCCAAGCTGCTAAAATAGCCAAGGTGTTCGCTCGCCTTTGCGTATTGCGACCAGTTGGTGACTTCAAATTTGTGCATGGTTTAGGGTTTAGAGGGTTAGGTAATGGATGAGCCAGCGGAGGATGCAGAGGCAGACACCGATGCCTCCGATGTAGGTGACTACGAGCATTATTGCGTCGCAGTAGCGTTCGAGTTTGTTCATGGCTTATTGGGTTTAGTGTCCGACAAAGTTACAACGGCTTTTCCTTTTTGCGACCTCTTGCGTCAAATTTTTTTTAGGGCATTGCACCCGAAGCGGTATAAATTCCTAAATTTCGCCATAATTAGAACCGTAAGGGTATAAATTTGCACCATGACCTACCACTCCACAAGACCCGCAAAAGCCCTCACGAATGCCTTGGAGCGGCTGATGATTTCCATATCCACCCAAGAACTGGAAGAGAACCACGTCCTCCTGTGCGAGTACAGGCGTGCCTGCGACCTGCTGGGCTACGACCCGGCGAAGGCCCAATGGACAAACGTCGAGGCCGTGAATGCGTCAGGATTGCCCAACGACGAAGACCATACCATTGACTATTATCACCTCTTAAACCCCGAAGAATAGCCATGAGAAACATCACCCACCTTGTCGTCCATTGCACGGCTACACCGAAGAACACCACCATCGCATCCATCCGCAGGTACTGGAAGGAAGCCCTTGGGTGGAAGTCCGTGGGCTACCACAAAATCATTGAATCCAACGGGAAC